TTAAGCAAATTTCTTTGTAGAATACTCATTTATTATTTCCTCTAAAGGTATTGCCTCATTATGTTTTTCTGATTCTTCATGGAAATGGTTTTGCCAACTTTTATCCATATGTGATAAACTAACTAACTTAAAATCACTTATTTCAAAAACGTCTTGTAAAATTGAATCTATTGTTTCTTGCAAAAAATCAATTTCATTTATTTTATTTTCTGCCTTGGACAATGCAACTTCTTCGGACCTTTTATTATTAAATAACTTTAATTTTTTTTCATCAAAATAAACATTTGGAACAACTGGACCATAGGCCCATGCTTGTATCGTATCGTCGAATAAATATTCAGAACAATCAGATGGCATAACATTATCTTCTTTTCCTTTTACAACAAATCCCGCCCAAAAAGCAAAACAAAAGTATAAGCATTTTTGCATTTTAATTGGTGTAATTTCTTTTGTATTGTTTGTAAATTCTGAATATTTGTATTTAATGTAACTTGCCAATTCCTTAGCTGTTAAAATCCCTTTTTTCATACCAAATTCACCCCACATCATTTGTGGTATATCCTATCTTTACTAAATTATACCACAAACTCAAGTATATATGATAGCACATTTTTATTGTTTACAGCAACTTTAAATTTTATTTTTTTAATATATTTTATGACAAAATAAAAAAAGAGAACTAGATTATTAGTTATTAACTAATTTTTCTAGTTCTCTTTTCAAATATTTCAATATTTTTTTATGTTTATTTTTTTCTTCACAAAATTTTATTTTATTTTTTAGAATTTGAACTCTTCTCTCTTTACTAATCATAATTACATTATAAATTAGTTATTAGTTATATTCAAGATATAAAGATTCACCTTCACGTAATCGTATCCAATATTTGCTATTTTGAGGTGCTTTAAAAATCATTTTATGCTTACAAATAGAACTATTTAATTTTTTTGTTAACTCTTCAATTTGCAACTCTTTTTCGTGTATATTTTGATTTAAAGTAGCATTTTTTTCATTTAATTCTTTATTTATGTTATTTATTTCAGCAGCTTTATTATTTAACTCTAAAATAGTGTTTTTTAGTTCTTCAATTTTTTTTAAATCTTCATTATTCACTTTTGAATCCTCCTTTTTAAGATATATTTCTAAATATTTTCCATTGTTAGCAACCCACTGCTCATCAGCTATTTTATACCATTCGTATTTATCATCTTTATAAACATCTAAATAATTATATATAGCATTAGTTTTAACTATTCCTACTACAGACGAAGAAGTATTATGATCCTTTCTTACTCTTAGTTCTGTAGCAAGTACTTTAAATTGATTTCTTAATTCATTTCTATTTACTGAATCAATAACCAATATATTCTTAACTGCTGGATTGTTTATACAGCCTAAATATTTATATGAACTACTCATTCCCCAATTTCCGCTTCCTTTTTCACGAGTTTTATTATAGAATGCCGATCCTTTATAAGCGGATTCAGAAGTATATACTTTTGTTGCATTTTTCCCATAATCAGTTTCTACTATAGCAACATGACCAGCACCATCCTTATTTACTCCAGTTTTTCCTTTGGACCAAACCATTATACCGCCAGCAACAGGATAACTTGTTAATGTTAGCCCCTTCTTTTTTGCTTTTGAATAAAAATTTTCTGCATCACCTTGTAAAAAGTTAAAGTAATTTCCTTTATAGCCGGTTATTTCAGAATATATTTCACTTGAGCGTCCTATTGCATATCCAACGCAATTGGATAATACATTACAATTTTTATCAGTAGGATTTCCTTTAATGCAATTACTATAGCCACCATTTGCAGTTCTAATATAATGTTTATTACCTGCTCCTGGTTTAGATTTTCTTACGCTAAAATTACTCATCTAAATCATCTCTTTTTATTTCTATAATTTGTTCAATATCGCTAAATCTTTTAAAGATTTTATCCTCAAAAGACTTATAAATTGCATCTGCGCCTATCCATGTGATTAATCCCACCCACATAGAATTGATTAGAGATAATTTTGTGAACGATAATGCAAATGTGATACCAATAACTATACTTGATATTAAACTTGCAAAAAAGAGCCATTTCTTACTCGTTAACTGTTCTTTAATTTTTTGAATTGTTGCAGTACTAATTATAGATGCTGCGATACTTACTATTAATATTTGTTTAATTAATTCTAATTCCATTTTTCCTCCTATTATTTAATTCCCAATTTTATCGCTAAGTATCCTAGAATACTTGCAATGATAAAATAAAAAAGATAATCTATGAGCTTATCCCATTTCTTACCCTTTTCATTTGAGTTTTCATCAATTTTTTTATTTATAGATTCAACACCATTTTCTACTTTTTCCATTCGGTAATTTAGATTTTGGAGTGTAGCATAAGTGTCTTCTAATTTATCTATTCTGCCTTCATGTTCATTAAGTTTTTCTTCACAGTGATGGAATCTTTCTTTTATATAATCTTCACTCATTTTTACTCCCTTCTTACACACCTATAACGTAAGTTAATACCCAGTGATTATTTGTAGTTGTAATTCCACTACTGCCTTTGGTTGCACCAGTTGAATTATCATTATGCCCTGTAATCTTATCATCAAAAACATATACATATTTAGTCCCAATATAACTTGCGTGTGACGTTGCTAGAAAACATACAATTCCTCTACTGGAATTAGTTATGGCCTGCCACTTAGGAATAAATGTAAAATTGTATTCCCAAGGTTGTGGTGCACCATCGCTGTATGCTTGCCATACAAGAACTATACCATTTTTTTGTTCGCTAACTTTTTGTGAAAGGTTAATAGTATTACTTCCACTCATAAAATAATAGTCTGGACCCCATAAGATTTGGTTATTATTTATTAAATTACCATTATCATCATAAACTTGCAATATGTCTTTTATAGTTGCATCTACTACACCATTAATAGCAACTTGATAATGGCCATTTTCTTTTTTAAGTACATTTCTATAAACAGGTTTATCTAACGAAGTAATAGTAGCACTTTGAGTTGATGTTCCTAATGTTGTTTCACCATTAATAGTTGTTAATAAAAATATCAATGTTGCTTGTGGTGAAGTCATTAAATTTTTAATGGCAGTTTGTTCAGCAGTTGTAAAAGTTAATTCGTAGCCATTTGATATGTTATCAATTTCTTTAACTAATATATCACCTAATTTTATTTGTAATTTATCAGTAGCAACAGTTATATATTTAGTAATATTTATTGTGATAGTATCAGTTAATTTGAAATCACCTATTTCGCTTAATTTAGATGCACGCTTTATTGTATCTAATGTAGCACTTCCACTTGCTGTATATGTACCAGCCATTGATGTTCCAGTTTGTTTTAAACTAGTGCTAATATTTATTTTTTTAGAACCATCAGCATTGTGAGTAACTGTTTTAGTAGCACTTCCAACAGTTCTCCAATCTCCCCACTTCCAACTATCATATTTTGATATTGAATAAGATGTACCATCTATTGTAATAGTTCCACTAAATGTACCTGATGTAGAACTACTACCAGTTTTTTTTATTTGTACTGTTGCTGTTACACTAGAAGTATTATTACTATCGTTCTTTGTTGAACTCCAAACAATTCTACAATCACAATTACTAGCAGTTGAAGATCCATCAATAGTTGAACTTGCAAATAATTTTAAATTAAGCTTCATCTTCTGCATAAGTTATCCACCCTCCTTGATACTTTTCAGTTTTTAAACCATCTACACTTATATTTTTAACTTTTGAGTTTTTATGAAAATTTGTATCCATATAACTATGTAATCCTTCTTCTGTTGCAACTTGTCCAAATGTTACACCTCTGCCACCTGCTAATCTGGACTCTGTTACAAATGAAGGTGCTAATGTGTATGTTTGTGGTATTTCTTCAAATGTATCTATAACTTTAAATTCAAAATTATAACTTGCATTTGTTTCTAAGCCATAGAATAATTCAGTAAATGTATAAGTCCCTTCATAATCAGTTAAAGTTGCTGTTTTGGTAGTACCTCCATAAGTAACTTTAAGGTTCTTATCATTCAAATTATTTATTGGACTTATTTTATATTGAACTGTTGCTTTTCCATAAGTTCCTTCTTCATTAAGAGTCCCATCTGAATTACATCTTTCAATTTTGCACATTACAATTGTAGGTGTTAAATAATCAACAATATCAATTATTTTACTATCTGAAACACTTCTACCACGACTATCAGTAGCAGTAGTTGTAATAGTTCTTTCACCATTGTATTTTAAATAATTTGTAGTAAATGGATTTACACTAAATATTTCATTATTTGCTTTTGATACAATACTCTTAATTGTACTTCCTTCACTACCACTTGCTGTTATAGTACCTTTTATTGAAGATTTACCTTTTACCCAAACATTCCAATTATTAGGAACTAGCCCAACATCTTTTAATACTAATGAGCAAGTTGGCTGGTATGTATCAGGTACTTTACACTTAAAAGAATAAGTACTACTTCCAACAATTGTTGAACCATTTTTAGTAGTACAAGTTATTGTAATTGTTGGCTGTGCATTGTCTGGTGTACTTGCTATTAAATCAGTTGGAATAGTCCACTCTTGACTAGTTCCTACACCAGTAGCGATTGTACCACTCGCATTATACATTGAGTATTTAATGTCGTGAGTAAAGTTAGAATTGTATCTACTAATACTAAATGTTATCGTATCTCCAAATTTTGTGTTAGAAGTAGCATTTGAAATAATACTTGAACTTCTATTTATTTTAGGAAGCGAAACTTTTCTATTTGATATTGATAATGAAATGTTAGCATCATATCCAGTATCTTTTAATACTGAACCTGAACAAGAACCTCCTATTTTAAATGATCCTTCACCCACTGCATTGTGTGTAATTGTTTTTGTTTTAGATTGAACTAAAGTAGTTCCATTACTACTCCAAAATTTTTCAGTGGAATTTGTATAAGTTCCATCAAAATATAATTTATGATTTTCAGTAGTTCCAGAAGCTTCGCCACTACCAGTATAATCATAATAATTTTTTCTTTCGATATACTGATTAACTGTTACTGTTGAAGTATTATTTTTAATGTTTTGTGAAATTGAAGTAGTTATTTTCATTCTCATTGCAATACATTGTTTATCAACAGAAGTCCAATTACTATAATATATTGCCATTATTCACCACCTACCCATTTAGTATTAAGATTTCCATACTCATCTTCTTGTGTTACCCATCTTCCTACTTGTAATTTTCTAAGAATTGTACTATCAGTTATATATAATTGGTTTTGTGAAATATAAGCACTTTCACTATCACCAGTCATAAAACTAATTCTATCTTTTTGAATTATCAATTTACTTTGACTATCACTAGCTCCAAGAGTAATTATTCCACCTTCAAAATGAATATATTGAGAAATAGTATTTATATCAGTTGTGTTATCATTTAACATATTTTGAATAGTATTTACTGTATCTTCTATACCAGTTTGAGTAAATAGCATTTCAAAAGCTTCTGATGTTTGTTTCATCATTGTTGAATTGATAGTTTCTATTGCTTCTCCAACTTCGTTTAATTTTTCTTCGACCGAAGTAACACTCGAAGTTATATTTTCATTAGTGATTTCAATTTCAGCAATTTTCTCTGAGTTATTATTTGCCTTGCTATTTATTAGCTGAATAACTTCATTTTGTTTATCAACTTTTGCACCAATATTACTAATTTCTTTTATAACATCGACACCTAGTTTTAAATTGGAATTAGTCTCATCAATAGCCTCAGCTGATAATTCAATTTCATAATTATCATCATCATCTACATCTCCACCTATGTAACTGATTTTTCTCTTCATTACATAAGATTCCAATTCATTCCCCCAAGTATCAATATACTTAATTTTATTTCCTAAATTAATTGATAATTTTTTTTCAACTTGCATTGTAGTCATTTTATAAACTATGTATTTAAATCCATTAACTCGATTATATATAGGTATAATTGTTGTCTCTCTTAAGTCCTCGTCAGTAGTAGAATCTTGAGGATCTAAGATATAGTTGTTGTCTATTTTAAATTCAATAGGATTATCAGGTTTTGTTTTAGGATAATAAACTATATCTTCAACATCGCCTCTGCTTAATATTGCTAAATTGATAGATTTTGTTGGAGTTTTTTCAGTAGTTAAACTGCTCCAATCTTCTATAGTATGTTCTGTAGTTGTGAACCACTTGAAATAGAATTTATCATTTGTATCAGTTTCAATCCAACTCACACCCGCTTGTGCAATAATACATAGCACTTGTCTATTAGTTTTAACATTTCCTATGCTTGGTTCTTTATTAAGAATTAAATTACTATTAGGAAAATCAGAATTATCAAATGTTACATTACAATTAGTAAATATAGCATTTCTCCATTCTTTAAGTGTCATAGGCCATGTATAAAGAGATGAATCATATTCAGTATCTAATTTATATTTAACATCATAACAACTAAGTTTAATATTAACTTTCTCTTGTACTGGTTTAACATCATAAATATAAAAAGACCCGAATTTGGTTTTTATCCAGGTCTCTTTCATATCACTAAAATCATTGCTTTCATTTAATAATTGTATGGTTGCTTTTCCTAGTTCACAAGTTCCTATTATCTTTTTATTAGAAATAGCTGTTGTTTCATAATCGAAACTCTGTAAAAATTTATTATCATATCCTTCTATCATTCGCCTATATCTCCATATCCACTAAAATTAATAGTGAATGCTTCATAAATAATATTATCTGTATTATTGTTTGGTGGTAACCAATGCCATGCCGGGTTAGGCTTTTGTGCGTAGAAGTCTCTAGTAACGAATTTATTTAAGTATTTCTCAAAATAATAAATTTTTATTTTAGTCTTTCTTAATAGTTTTAATAAAGGAAAAAGTTCTGCTTGAGTTAATCTTTTACATATATCTAGAGTTGCAGCTGGTACTTCTCCAGCTCTTACTCTAGTTAAATATGCATTATTACTACCTCTCTCTGCCTTTTTCTCTAAATCATTTAAAGTTGGCCCTTGTGTACCTGCAGGTAACCACTCATAAGGAATTTCAAAATAATTTGTAGAATCTTTTGGATCAATTACTTTTATTTTATCCAGTTAATCACTTCCTTTTATGCTAACAAGAACTGTGTTCCTGTTTCATCTTGATATTTTTTTATCTCATCTATAATTAATTTACCAAACTCAGTACCACCAAATTGAAGTATAAATTGCCAATTTCTAAGGATTATTTCTTTAGATTGTCCATCTATTCCATTTCTACCAAAAATCTCTTCCAATACTTCTCTATTGGCTTGTTTTATGGTATCTAATGGCGCTTCGATGTTAGTACCATGTTTTTGATCTCCTAAAATTGCCATAAATTCTTGCCTTGGTGGAATTACAGCACCAGTTGCAAGTCTTGGAACAAATCTAGGAATTTGCATAGGTGAAACAGTTGGTATAGTTATTCCAACATATTCTGAAATACTATTAATTGATTTAATAATTTTATTTACACCTTTAACTATTAAAGTATTTACTAAGTATTCCATTCCACTAATAATAAAATTAATTAACTTAGTAACAGAATTTATGACACGAGTTACGAATTTATCTATCGCTGGTCCTAAATCGTTGATAAACTTTACAATGGAACTTAAAACATCTGTTACTAGTTTTTTTGCAGTATTTAATATATTACATATATTCTTTCCAACACTATTAATTATTTTGTCAATACCGCTAAAAATACTATTAAATAGTGAACCAATAGAATTTATTATTGGAGGTAAAGTGGTTCCTAAAGAATATATTATGTCTTCTATTCCTTTAAAAATTTTTTCAATTAGTTCAATTACAAATGGTGCTATATTTACTATAAAGTCACCACAAGATTTTAATATTATTGGTAGCGTTTTCGAAAGAACTATTAATATAGCTGATATTGAAGCAGTTAGTGCTAATAATCCAACTAAAGTTAGTGGGTTTGATGTTAATGTCTTAGCAATCACTGCTATAGCCGTCATAACTACAACTATCTCTGCTAAAATTATTCCTAAAGCCATGCAAGTCTCTGATAATGTATAACTACTTTCTGATAGTGTACTTATTAAATTAGAGATGCTTTCTAAAACTAAAACCATACCGCCTAAAATTACAACCGCAGCTGCGATTCCAGTCCAGTTCATTAAGTTTGTTGCTGCAGCCAATATAACAAAAGCAGCCGCTATTTCTCCAAGAACTATTCCTAATAGTCCAGCAACTTTACCTAGTGTAAGACCACTTTCATTAAATTCTTTTATTAAATCAGTAATGCTGCCAATTACAAGTGCTAATCCGCCTAAAATTGCAATAGCAGTCACGGCTTTCCCGATTCCACTAAGAAATTCCCCAAGTCCATTCATAAACCCTGTAAAGTTTGTACCTGTTGTTACAACTGTTTTTCCTAAGTTTTTAAACAAACCAATTATTTTTTTAATTATAAATAATCCCGCTAATGCTCCACCTACAACCAATATCGCAGTTGCTAAAGTTCCATGTTCTTTTTGAAAATTTTTTATAAAATTTCTTATCGGCTCTAGAGCATCCCAGACATCATACAATATATCGAGTAATTTTTGACTATAGGTTATTTCACCATTATAATCAATTCCGCTTGAATCAGTTCCTCCACCAACTGAACCACCAGCACTAGAAGTATCAGGTAAAACCTCTAAGTTATCAAAAGAACCTAAAGCACCACTGGCTTTTTTAGCACTTGTAGTTGTTTTATTCAATGCACCAGTTAACTTTTTTGTGTCTTTTGTTGTGTCTTTAATACTTTTACCAAACAAACTAGATACGAATATAGCAATAGTTCCAGTAAGCTTACTTATCATATTCATTAATGAATTTATAGCAGGTAAACAAACATTATAAATTGGTGTAAATGCTGTCATTAAATTTGCTTTTATTTGATTTAATGAACTTGCAAATTGATCATTTGTTTTTAGTAAACTAAAGAAAGTATTTCTTAATGATGTTAATCCGCTTCTCAAAACATTGAAAACAAAAGTTCCTATGAGCAAACTTGATATTCTTTTTCTAAATTTATCTATTTTATTACCAACTTCATCTATTTTTCCACCAAAATTAGCAACACTCTTTTCGTTCATTGAGTCATCTATTTCATTTTTTAAATCTGATGCTTTTTCTTTTGAATCTTCTAATTTATTATTAAATATTTCCAATTTCTTCTTAAGATTATCAATCTTAACATCTTCGCCTTCTTTTAATAAACCCTGGGCTTTATATGCTTGCAACTTATCTAATTGATCTTTGACTCTACTAATTGCTATTTCTTGGTTTTTTATTTGGTCACATGCTTGATTATATTTATCAATCAATTTTTGTGTATCAGCAGTCATATTTTGAAAATCTTTACGTATCCTATCGTAATTCATTTTCGTATTAACAACTACTGCATTTTTACTTGCCAGTTAATCACCTCACTTTTTATTTAATTCCCTAAATTTATCCAAAAATTCTTTTCTTACTTGTGATGACATTTTATCTTTTTCATCTAAATCTACTAATTTCTTTATTTTTTTATATTGTTCTTTTTCTTCTTTGGTTAATTTATTTTCATTTTTTCTTTTTCTATAATAAATCAATTCCCCAAAAGTACAGTCAGTAGACATATCCATAAAAAATGATAAGAACACCCACCAATGCATATTTTCATTTTCGGATAAATTAATGTGATGTGTTTGATTTATTCCACTGAATATATAATTACCATCTTTTTTAAAAGAATATATTCGCTTAGGCTTTATATCATTTTCCAGTTCAGGTTCAATGCCACCATCAATAAATTTAAGTGCTTTTTTCATAGCTTCATATGTATCTTCTTGTCGCACCTCTTCCTTATATAGATTTTTAAGCATAATATAGACTTGTTCATTATTAGTTAATTCTTTATCTTCAAAAGCAAGAATTATATTAATAATGGTTCTAAAATCAGAATTAATATTATAAATATTATCATTAACTTTTATTTTAGTTGGCAATTTATCTATTAATACATTCATTATTCCATCACATCATCGTTAGGTTTTTTTATATATTTTTTTACTTTATTGGTTCTGCTCTCTTGAATGTAAGGCGCTATAAAATCAATTAATGGTACTAATGATTCTAGATCTTTTGTTCCACCAGTAAAGCAATTAATAGTATCTTCTCCAAATATTTTTCCTAAAGATTTAATTGATTTATCTATTGTTTCATATTCTAAGTTAAACATACTAGATAACTCTTCTATTGAAGAACTGGCTTTTTCAAATTCTTCTAAAGATGATGTTTTATCAAGTTTAGGAATTTCAATATTTTTATACTCATTTAACTTTTTTACTGAATTAGATAAATCTTCTAATATATCAGCTAATGATTTCATTATTGCTGAATCATCAGGATTAAATTTTATTTCTCCTATTTTATTTCCTTTTTCATCTAATATATCTTCTCTTACAAATTTATTTTTGATTGTTAATGCCATTTTAATATTCCTTTCTTATATAAAAAAATAGGGATGATAGATTTTTAAAACCTAACATCCCTTTTGATTATGCACTTGTAGTTTTAGTAAATTTATTTTGTGCTAGATTATAAGTTCCGTGAACTTTATCGCCTTTCCAGTTTAGTGTGATAGGTGAATTAATTTCAGTAGTATCACCACCAAATGATTTTTCATCTACTACAGCAGTCTCAGTAAATGCTCCATAAGTACCCGTAGTTGATTGTTTATCAAATAAAGAAACTTCCATACAAGGTATTGCAAATTTATCTCCTACAAGGCTGTATTTGTGTGCTATGTAAAGAATATATGATAATGTATCATTTCCTCTTATAGCAACTGGATCAATTTCAGTTGTTTCTGCTCCTGGTGTAGCATTGATAGTTGTTTTACCTAAAACATTTTTTTTAGATTCAGTTTCATGATTATGTTCTCTAGTTATTTCATCATTATCTTCACCAATTGGAACCCATGTTGGATTTTCAGTATCAAATACAATACCGTCTTCATCAGCAGATGTAACATTTAGGTTCATAAATAGAATTGAATCTTCTCTTGCAAATTTACCGCTTCCACTAAATTTTAAACTTGAAGAAGTAGCATCATTCATTATTTTCACTCTCCTTTAATTTTTTATAAACAAATAAGCAAGGCATTTCATACCTTGCTTGTGTTCTATCTTTATTTACAGCAAATAAATATGCGCTTTGTGTAGCACCTAGGCTTTCGGCATACTCTCCACTATTTAATTTAATATCCAAACCTTCTCTTGTTTTTTGATACATCCATTCTGATATATCACTAAAGGCTTTTAATATTTTTTTTTGATTACTATCAGTAATAGAATTTACATTTACTCTAGATGCTAAAGTAAAAGATAATTGCATTTTTCTATTACCTAGTACATCTTTTTTTAAAAGCATAGGATTTGCTCCTTGCTCTAACGACCATGACTTATCTTCGTTCAAATAATCTATTTTAAGATTTTTAATATAATCACAATTTTTTTCTAAATATTCTTGTAATATTTCTATAACAGCTTTATCCATAATTACCTCCAATTAACAATTTCTTCACAGCCTTTGATAAGTTCTTCTTCTTCATCTTTCATCATTCTATTTATCCAATCTTTTCCTCTTAAACCACCGCCATGATATGTTAAATCACGACCACTAGAATCTAGTATCTTATATTCTCCTTTTGCAGCAAATGGGCTTAGTGTTTCATGTCCAACCATTAATTTACCCTCAAATAGAAATTGTGCATCTGGCGTATCCCATATGACTTCTCCACTTCCAGGTAAATTAGCACTTTTGCTATCACGAAAAATATGATAACCAGGTAAATAAGGCTTAGAACGATCAAATATAAATGAATCAATATAAGTCTGAACTTTACCACCTTCATTAAGGCCACATTCTTTCATCATTTCTTCTACACTAGGTAAAACTAAATGAGCTTTTATGTTCAGTTTGTAACCTCAATATTTCTTAGATCTTCTGCTCCATAATCGGAGTTATCAGATATAGTTTTAACATAGAACCAATCATCAATTTTATCTAAGTATCTTAAATCATTTATGTTAGTTTCTCCTTTTACAATTATTGTTTTATTTTTTATAAGTGTAAAAGTATCTTTTTTCATAGAATATTCAGTTGATTTAAGATACTTTTTTAACGATTCATTAGAAAAAATACAATTATATGTATTTGAGTAATTTTCTCCTTTACCCTCTTGAGATATTATCTTTGTACTATAAAAAAAGACATTATTTACGATGCAATTATTAAATACTAATACATTGTTATTATCACTTATATTAACAACTGTTACAGTGTGTGGAAACATTATCTACCTCTATACATTAAGCCAGTAGATGCTAGATATCTATAACATATTTTATAGCATTTATTGTCTAGTTCTATATCATTTAATATATTCTTTTCGATTATGCTAGCATTATTAACATATGATTTAGAATGAGGTCCAACTGTTTCACTAGCAACAATTTTATCATTTTCAATTTTATCTTTTTTTATTTTTTGAGAATAAAGTAATTCTATTATTTCACAAGTACAATTTTTAATATTATCATCTAAAACAGAACTATCAATTCTATTAAAGGTATACTTATTAACATATGCACTTGCTGTTATGGCCATTTGATTAAACGAAGATTCAGGTATGCTAGAACCTTCATAAGTTTTATTGTAATAATTATAATCAATTAACTTAGTTAGCATACCTTACACCTCCTATTCCTTATCAGAATCTTTTTTTGTTTTTTTACTATTTGCTTCAGTTAATTCAACTATTTTAGCATTTAGTTCGTTATTTGTTTCAGTAAGTGTGTCAACTTCTTCAGATAACTTAACATTTGCTTCAGTTAATTCAACTATTTTAGCATTTAGTTCGTTAGTTAACTCTTTAACCTCTGCTAAAGAGTATAACTTCTCAACTTGTTTTTTGTTTCCTATGATTCTTCCCATACTATCACCTACTTATGAGATACTGCAATACCTGCACGCTTATTTTCATACGCATCATTTAATCCATAAATTCTATAAAGCATTCTATAGAAGTCTCCTGAATCATCTGAATCTGGTGTGAAAATTTTCATTTTAGCATGCTTAGTATATTGTAACATTGCTGGTTTATGAATAACCATAAAGTTAAGTTCTCTACTACCTTTCTCTTTTAATTCATAATATGTTGATAATGAATCACTAGCTGGTGTTTCAACTTTTGTATATTTGTCGCTAGATTTTGTATAATATGTTTTTCCACTTACTATACTTGAATCAGTGGTTAATTCATACTTATCAGCAACTTTAGTATAACCACCAATTCTTTCTCCATCAGCATCTTTACCACTCTTTAGTTCAATTTTAGTTAAGAATCTACTTTGAGGTACTTTCTTAATTTGAGTGAATTTTTTAAGAATATCATTATTAGTTGTTCTTGAAACAAATTCAGCCATTGAAAGTAAAGTAGCATTAATTCTTAAATATCTTCCTTCTTCTGGAACTTCATCATCATCTAATTTAGTCATAACATCTTGTAAAGCTTTTAATACTTCTTCACCTGTTTTGTATTCAATTCCTTCTGGAGCTACATCTGTGATATCGCCTAAACTTGAATATGTAGCGTATCTTACAGCATCAACTTCAGGAGCAACTTTAGTTCTTAAAAACTCGCTTGATAAATTAGCCATGATAACTCCACCTGTTTCTTCATTATCAATTGCATCTGTTTTTAATTTTCTTCCACGTTCGTAATTAAATTTAACAGTTTCGTTAGTTAGTGTTACATCACCATCTAAATAACCGCTATTACGATCATAATCTCCTAAACCATCCATATCTAATTTTGGTACGATGATTTCGTTTGCATTAGCACCAGCTTTAACTAAAGCACCGTTAATATCAAAATCTGATGTAGTACAAACAGCCTTATAAACTTTATCTAAAAGTTCTGGGGCATTTTCTTTGAATAATTCAATACTATTTTTTGCCATTATAATTCCTTCTTTCTATTTTTTATTTTCTTCTGCAAGTCCCATAGCCTGTAATATTTGATCCATAGAACTTGTATTTGTTGGAGCTGTTGGATTAGTTGTAAATCTTGGATTTGCTACATCGCTTAAGAATGCTCCCCTATCCTTTTCTTGTAGTTCTTTAAGCCATTCAGAAGCACCTAAGAATTTCTTTGATTCTTCATCATACTTAAAGTCCTTAGCATTAAATTGTGCTATTACTCCAGCTTTTGCACTTTCACTAGCAAATTTAACGTCATTAAAAAAAGTATTAGTTCTTTCTTCTCTAATACTTTTCTCTTTAGCATCGTTTTGTTCTTTTACTAAATCATTGTATTTAGTTTCCCAATCCTCTGCTGATTTTTTGATACTATCAATATCCATATCCTTATAAGATTTGATTTCATTGTTAGCATCACTTAGCTGCGATTTTAGTTTGTCTATTGATTCTCTAAGTCCTTGAGTGGTTCTACCATATTCAGCCATGATAGTATCACTTGTTTCCTTATCAATATCTAAAGCCTCTAAAAATTCACGTTTCATATTTCTCCTCCTTCGTATTTTTTACATGGTCACGTCCATGAGTGAATTAAAATATTTGCTAGTCCTTTCGTTGCTATGCCACACGAAAAAAGCCGATATTTCTATCGACTTAGGCGCCTTTGTAGGAATTGCACCCACATAAACTATTAAGGCATGTAAGAAATACTTATTTAGTATCTCTTGTTAATTCTTCAAATATTTTATTACGTTCTTCTTCTGATAAAGTAGAAAAATAGTCATCATCTTGATAACACTTTAAAATTTCTTTTTGAAGTTCTGTTGCTTCACCTGAAAGTATTTTTTTATCATAATCCGCAAACATTTCAGGGTGTTCATGAAGATAATCTAATAAAATAAACGGTTTTCTTTTTATTGGTTTTTGCTTAAACTTCATTATTTATACCACCTTTCAAATAAATTATTTAAATCTTTATAAATGTAACTTTCTTTACCTTTTTTAGTTGGATTCGATAAAATTATATTTCCTTCAGATACTAATTCGAAGTTTTCAATAGATTGTCCATATTCTCCAACTTCTTTTAAACCATATTCACCATATGCAGATACATCATTTCTTCCTTTACTTGCTTTTAGTGTACCATTTTTTTCTTGAATTGTATATAAAGTTTCAGTTTTAATATGAGATATTGCATCATGGTACATGTTATAGTTATAAGTGCTAAACTCATCCTGAGTTTTTGCTTTGTTCATCCTTTTGTAATATTTTTCTTTGAATGTTGGATTTTCCTTATAATAATTTTCAACCATTATTTTTTCTTTTAAGTGGCCCATTTCATGATAAATAACGTATTCTTCATTTTTTACATTTGACATACTTTTACTTATCCATTTGTTTTTCTCTTCTCTAAGGCTTTCAATTCTAGCTAATATTTCTTTTGTAGTTTTTCTATTTTGCATCACCCCAAAATTCAAGGAATGTTCTTCAAATCCATCTGGCATATGAGAATAATAGGCATCATACATAGTAAGTACATCTTCTCGTACTGCTAACGGATAGTCTTTTATTACACTTGCAATTTTTTCATCTTTTTCTATTATGTCATTTAAAGCATACAATTGCTTGCAAATGTATTCTTTATTTGAATATTTAGGAAATCCTTCTTCAAAAACAACGCCTTTTTTAGTTAAAACATTTTTTACATCTTCCATTTCTTTGTCAACATTTTTATTAGAATTTTTGTTTAAACTATTAGGTATGTTATTATCTCCAGTTATTGGTGATTTAATAAATTTTCCACTTTCTTTCATAGCTGTTTTTAAGTCTTGGCCATTTTTAATGAAGATTCTTCTACCGCCTATTGTTCTCCATACTCCACCAATATCGTCCATAGTTTCACCTCACTTAAATTATTTATTAGAAACATATTCTCTATTTTTATTTCTAACTTTGTTATTCTTTTCTAACCATAAGTTATATTCTTTTCTCAACTTAGATAACTGTTTACTATGAGTGTTATATTCATCTTGATAGTTCATTTTTTTATCAACGATCTTTTGTCTTTTCAATTTTCTAATATTTCTTTCATAGTATCTTTGTTTATCAAGTCTTTCTCTTTCTTTTCTACTTTTTTCTATGTCTATTGGTTCAGGTACCTTCTCCCATTCAAAAAAAGGCCTTAAATCGTGATAACAATTTATTCCCTTTAACCCTAACATTTCTTTATAACCAGTTTTTTCATACAAATTAGGATATTTATTACTAGAACCTTCTATCATATAAACTTTTCCTTGCCACTCATCATGTGCTTCATAATCATTTTTCATATATTTAGTTCTAGTTCTTGCTCCCAAATGTTGATCTACATAGACTAAGTTAGTTTTTAACATTTCTTTAGCAGTTGTAAGTTCAATATCTCCTACAAGTTGATTAACTCTAGTAATCACATCTCTTCTTACTGCTGCTTCTATCCCTATCTTTCTACCGCTATCATAATTAGCCATTATAATACCATTCTGAGCCATTTTATCAATCGCACGTTTAATTGATTGTTCATATGTATAAATACCTGTAGAAGTCTCCAAATAAGCCGTATTTAATATGTTTACATATTCTTGTTTAGCTGATTCTATAGCTTTAGTATTTATTAGTTTTGTAATGCTCTCAGTATTTTTTATTGCTTCATTAATTAGGCTAGTTGCAGATTTACTTTTATAGATGTCTTCTGTTTTAACATCTTTGTTGTTATGTTCGTTATATTTTTCTAGAGTGTCAATGCTTACTGCATTCTTACTTGATTCTTTAATTATATCTTCAAGTATCTTTTTAATTTCCTTTTTATTCTTATTTATAACACTTACATTATGTCTTTCAAATAAATTTAATTCATTTGTTTTATCTAGATACCATTTAAGTGTTCCTTTTATTCCATCATATTTGTCGATTCTATCAAGTATATCTTTTATCATTTCAATTTCTATTGAGTCATAGATATCAACAAGTGGTTTTAAGATTTCATAATACTTTTGTTTATTCATTATTATTCTTCTTCATTTGGAACATCTTCTTTATTATCTTCTGAATATGTTCTATATTCCTTTTGTTTTTTCACAAACTCAATAGCTTCTTTTTCTTTCATATTTCTTGTATCCATTATGTATTGAACATCACTTGTAATATGATTATTTCTTTCAATCAATGCTTGATTTCTAGATGAATCTTTATCAGTAACTATTGAATCATCCCATTCATATTCAGTGCTGTAATTATTTCTAACAGGTATTCCATACAATTTACATAGTACATATATACCATATAATAAGTCATCAAATGCATTTTGTAATGATGCTTGAATGTCTGATACAGTTACATAATAATCTTGCTTAGATGATTTTATTTCTTGCGCTGTTTTCTCAATAGCCTCAGGCTTAGCAAGTGTTCCATGTGATAAATGACATGCACTTTCAATTTGTATTAGAAGTTCATTTAGTCCATTAAATAATGATGTATCTCTAATTTGAGGACTAAAGATATCTATACTCTTTTCTTTTGTTTCATCTAGATTCCACTTTCTAAAATATCTTTCTTTTCCTCTTGGTAATCTAATTTGATCCTTATTTTTACCACTTGGTGGAATGATTGTTTCATCAATATCTATAGCAAGTTCAGTTCCTTCGTATTCGTGTAATGTTCTTGAATATTGAATATCTACTTCTTTTAACAAATCAATAGCATTGTGATATATTGGTTGTCCTATAGGTGAATCATTATCTAAATCATTTGATGTTGGCATCGTTGCAAAACCACCTATTAACTTATCAACACCTTCTATTACTTCTATATCTTTTAATTCTTTCCATTTATCAACTTGTGTAAGACTTATTTTACTTGATAGAATTACACCATCTTTATAACCTTTGTAGCAGATATTTTTAATAGTTATCTTTTGATCTTTATATTCATTGTACTCTAATCTTGTATATATAGCATTTTCTTGAGTAATTTGATCTATTAGAATGTAACTAATTAGATTTCCATCATCATCGAAAGAAACTGGCATAATTTTATCTGCTTGCATAATATTAACCTTAATACCTTTTCCATTAAAATAAGGTCTTAAGAATATTGAAGATTTACCTAACATTTGTTCAGTAAACTTTCTTTTCTTTTTTAAAACGTTTTGGAAAACTTTATCTAAATATGGTTCTGAACATATACTTTTAAATTCGACAGTTACAGCTTTAGCAACCTTTTCACACATCGTTCTAGCAACATGTAACGATTTAGTATTATCATCTATCCAAGGCTCTCTTTTGTTATAGATTTCGCTCCACTTTTGAATAGCATCAAGTATTTGCTCACTTGTTTGAATATCTAAATCAAAGTCTCTAACAATCTTCTTGTAATCAAACATCTTATTCCACCATCCTTTAATTTTGTTAATTAATTTATCAATCAGTATCATCACCCTTTTCTAAATCCTTTAATATTGGTAATATTTGCTTAATAAACTTCCAAATACCCATTATTAAATATCTTAAAGCATCCATACAGTGATCATCTTCTTTAACTGGTACTTCTTTTCCTTTATCAAGTAAATCCTTATCATAACCATACAAATAGATTTCTTTTATTAGATTTTTTTGTTTTGATGATATGAATAAAGAATTTAATGCTAATACTTTTTGAGTTCTATGTATTCCTAGCGCAACATCGTTTTTAGCATCTTTAATCATTATTCCTGGGCATTGCTTTTTTATTTCTTCAGCTAAACCTTTAGCAGAAGGATCTATAAAAACAAATCTTACTTTAAGACCTGTTTCTTTTTCTATTCGTTCAATGAATTTTTTAAAGTCTAGAGCATATTCGCTTGGAGACTTTTGTTTTCCAGTTTCTCTTCCAGAATAGTAGTATTCATCTATTCCTCTAATACATTTACATTTGTAATCAATACCAAATGCTTCATATGTGGTAGCATTCATTTGTCCGTAGTCAACTCCAACATAAAAAAAGTTCATGTTATCATAATCTTCTTTCGAACATTCTTTAACATGAATTTCTTCATTAAACATATAATATATTAATTCATCTATTCCAACGCATAATCCTAACCACAACCAGTTATACATTTTTTCATCAAGTTTTTTAAGTATTTCTGCTGTTTGTATTAGTTTTTTACCTAACCAACTTTCAGGAACATCTCTATAGTCAGTATGTACGTGAATGCAGTCTTCTCTTTGTTCCATTTTATTGGTCCATTCCATAACAAGTGCTTTCGGATTTTTTGGAGGGTTAAAATAATATTCCATTACGAACTCATCATCATTTCCACGAATAAATGTTGCTTCAATATTTTGTAATTCATCTTCGCCCTCGCCTTTATCAAAAAACTCTGTTACTTCATCTATCTCAACTAATACTATTGGTCTACTTTCGTCTATCATACCTTTAGTATCATCTATTGAATCATTACCAGTAAAGTATATCGTATTTCCAGTAGGTAAATATGTTATCTGCATTGGACTAACTGTTATCTTAAATTTTTTCTTAGGTAGTTTTAATCTAGATATAGCTCTTTTGCATTCATTAAAAACAGTCTTTTTTAGTTTATTATGAAACTTTCTCATAATGACTACCGAACCAGGTTCAGGACTAATAATTCTCTTAACTGCTCTTAAAGCACCACGACTAGATTTAGTTCCAGCACGGCCACTTGTGTATATTTGATGTGTATGTAATGTATCGTTGAAATTTTCATAATATTTAGAAATGATTAAATCACTCAGCCTTACTGTTGGTTTTTGGTAAGTCATCTATTATTATTACTCCTTCTTCATTACTAACTTCACGATTCTTTATTTCTTTAAGTTTCAGTTCTTTATCAATTATTATTCCATAAGCACTTGCTACATCTTTTATATTTGTAAAAGAATCTAAGTGATCAACTTTGTCTTCAATTGCTTGTAATAGTTTGCTAACAATTATCTTTTTGCGATCTTTAAGAGTATCCATGTATTCTAGTACATCTTTGGTATTCTCTTCTTTTTTTTGCTCAAACTTTTTTACACTGTCTTTATCAGCCTTAATTATTTTTCTAACAGCTGTATCACTTACTTTATATTTTCTTGCTACCTCTGAATAATTTCCACAATCTATATAGTCGGCTATTATTAATTTCTTTTGTTTATCGGTTAATTTCTTTCTTACTTTTGACACATTAACCAACTCGCTAATTGTCTTTTACTATTAAATCTCTCAGTTGTCTTATATAGTTTATCTCTATATATTCTTTCTAATGAGACTGTATAGTTTTTACTTACTTTTTCATTTTTACCGACTATTATTTCTACTATAGTTACTTTATACTTTTTGGATAACTTTGTTAACATAATTCTTATGTATTTATCCAAATTCATATTAAGCACCTACTTTTCTTTAATTTCCTTTTGTTTAATTATTTCTACATATCCTAGTTTAGATAAATATTCTGCTCTTTCTTTTGTAATTAAATATTTATATTCAGGTTGTAGTAATCCTAATTGTCTATTTTCTTTATCTTTGAAATTAGGAATAATTACTTTTACTTCTACCATATTGTATCTCCTTTCTTTATGGTTGCAGTATCAAGAATTGAACTTGAATCTACGGATACTGAGTCCATTATGTTTCCATTACACCATACTGCGATAATAGATACTGTACTAATGATATATATTTGGATTTTCACCAAAATTTCCAGAGCCTACTTAAAGTAACTCTAGTGCATTTATCTTATACTATCGTCAATATCATCAGTACACTACCTATAAGATAGTGTGACCTTTTCATATTAGTATGAAATACTGACAGTTATTAAACTGACAATAACCTTAACTCATTCAGCTTAACTTCGTTGTGCTTGGTCTAGCAAGGTGAAACTGTTTTACCTAATGCTTTTTATAAGCACCATAGGATGAATATAGCAGGGCTCGAACCTACAACTCGCGTGTCCTGGTTATTAAGATTTGCGTACGCACCACACTCTAGCCATTGAGTTATATATTCACCCTATGCTACTCATAAATATGAATAGCACATTTGAAATTATGAACACAATAGAATAGATATACAACCAACTGCCAGTTATTTGTACTTTCTGGTGTACCAAACCTCAATATATCTACTCTATATTATTCATAATTATTCATAAAGGCATTGCTTAACCCTTCCAACTAGCCTATATATACCTTCCCTAGTTCCCGTTTTATTCTCCCATAAAAAAGAAATCTCTTTTAAAGATTTCTTTCAGTTTTGTGACATAGATCTAAAACTTAGGAATTAATATTACCTCACTCGTATAATAATTCCATGATACCATTATACACTATAGACCACGACATCAACACGACAACTTTAATTTTTTTACAATTTTCCATTTAAAATTTCATTATATATTCTTTGTGCTTGTCTCTCACTATATCCTAATATATCTCCTATTTCATTCCAGGTTCTTTTTCTATTATTCTTTTTTGTAAATTCACCATCATTTCTCAATGAATATACTTTCATTTTATGTGGTTCTATTTTAGATAATCTTTTAGTTTCTCTTATAATAAATCTTTCATATGCATTAATGGTTTCTAGTAATTGATATATTTTATCATCACATTCTTCATCTTTTATTATATAATGGGTAAACTTATCAAATATTATCATTGAATCAGTTTTACCAGGAATTATATCCTTTAATTTAGGAGAAGAAGGTAAAGTTCTTTCAAAATTAATTTGTTTCTTCTCTAAATATAATTCTAATTCATTATTTAATCTATCAATTTCTCTTTTTGCTTCTTCTATAGTTAAATGATCCATTACTCACCTCTATCAAAATGCTCTTCGAGTTTACCATTCTTCATTCTGACATATTTAGAAATAATATTCTTATAATTTACTACAAATCCTTCAACATCTCTTTTAACTCCATTAGTATAAGTTTCATAAATGCTATCTAAAAATTCTTTTGTTGGTAAAACCATGAGTTCAGTAATTTCCGGAACTATACCTATAAAATTTGGTATTTCTTGATTTGCAAATGGATATTTAAATAATTCATGATCATAAATTAGATTATATAAGTTATATTCATCATCTATATTTGCTTTTGCGAACATATACCATCTTTTATCGAACTCACCTACATCATACTTTAATTTGCCCATACCAAGCCATTCTCCACATATTGCTGAATCATTAATTAATTGTTCTTGTAAATAATCTTTATTATCTAACAACCACTGATATAATCCTTTATATAATTTATCTTTTACTTCTTTTAACTCATTGATGTTAATAATTGTTTTTCTTTGAGCAAAATACAACTCATCATTTTTCTTAAAGAATACTAAATTACTTCCATCTAGTTTTTCAGTTACATATACCTTATCTCCTGAGCAACTAACTCTTTTAGTTTTTGGATATATTTCTTTCTTTATCATAACTTTTCCTTTCTAATTCTTCTTCTAACTTTTTAATCTTACATTTAATCTTAAGCTTTTCCTTAAACAAATCAGTTCTTCTATCAGATACTGCTATTAGTCTATTTATTTCTTTTAAATTTTGTTTATGTTTTACCAATTCCCTCCGAATATCATATAAACTTTTCATTTTACTCCTTATTTTTCAATTTTGTAAGTGTTTTCAATAATTATCTTATACCTAGGCATGTGATCTATACTTTCTTGTTCACTATATATCCTAATGCATTTCATTAATTCTGCTATATAATTTTCTTTTTTAGACAACAATTCTCTATTGAATTGATTAACTTTTTCTCTAATCATTTTTTCAATTTCATCATTAGCAATTTGTTCTATTTGCTTTTTCATAATTGTTTCAAAGTCTATATTCATTATTTATCATCTCCTATTATTTTTTTTGATAATTGTATATAAGCATTATATAAATCAAAATACCTACGTACTATTTCTTCTTTTTCCATACTTAATAATGCTTTATATTTACTTCTTTCTCCTGTACAAAATGTAATGGTTTGTCCAGTAAGTAAGCGATATTTACTTTCATAATCGAGTAATTCTTTATATTTTTTATTTGATAGTATTTTCATCTGATACTCCTATTATTTCCTTGTATTTTTGTAAAACATCTTTAACTCTAACTACTGAAAATATATCATTTTCATCATCTAACATATCTTCTAAATATTTGATAAACTTCTTTTGTTGTGCTTCCATAATAATAACTTTATCTTCACATTGACTTGCGTATTTATGATTTGCTACACCTATTTTAGTTTTTTCTTCGTTAAGTTTTTTTAATTCTTGATTTTCTTTTAATAAACCATCTAAATCAAGACATCTATATCCTTTACAATAAGGCTGTCCACAATTACATTTAACAACTCTGTATCGTTTTTCAAATTCTTCTTCTGTTATTTTATCTATTTCACATCTTTGCTTTATAAATTCTTCTCTAGTCATTTACTCATTACTCTCTACTTTCTTTGCTTTAAATCTTTTTCTTAACTCATAACTAGTTCTTAATTCATCAACTATCATACACATGAATGAAATACCTATTATAATTAACAATATACAACCAATTATTTCTATCATTTACTTATCACTCTCTACTTTCTCTAAATAAAATCTCATCTAATAAATCTTCTTGTTCTTGATTTAAAGTAACTCCTAATTTTAAACTTTCTATTAATAATTCTAATTTATTAATTTTTTCTTTTAGTTGTTTATTTTCTTGTTGTAAATTTTCAAGTTCTTTCAATGCAGATATTCCCATTTCATATAATTTAAAATCATAATTGTTACCTAATTCTTCTTTTAGTTCTGAAAAGCTTTTATAATTATTCATTCTGACACCTCATTTAATATATCTAATAATTCTTTATCATCATATTCTTTGTAAGTAAAATATGTATTTCCATTAACATCTTCATATTCTTTATCTGTTTCTTGTAAATAAGGCATTTCATTTTCAATATATTTCGCTACTCTACTAATAACTTCTTTCTGATTTTTACTTTCTTCTTTCCAATTAATCATTTCATTAAATAATTCTTTAAATACATCTTTAGGTATTAAATAATGGTCAGAACCTTGTATATAATATTCGTTATAATCTTCTAATTTCATTTACTCATCCCTTTCTAGATTTCAATTCTATTAACTAACAAGTTTGCTACATTATTGTTGATATGATATAATTTACCAAAGGAGGAAATATGAAAATGGAAAAAGACGATGCAATAACAATTGAGCATTTAATAACTAATCATTATGGTGAAAATTCTAGAAATTTCCTACATTGTTCAGATTATATTATTGAGAATCCATATTTTTACACTGGCTTATTAATCGGACTTAATAATTCACAAAATCTTTTATTAAAAAATGAAGATATTTTGTATTTTGTCGATAAGGAAAATTATGACAAAGATCTAACAGAATTTATAAAGAATTTAAAAAAATTTGTTAATTCTGAAAAATAAGAATCGATATTATTTCGATTTTTTTATTTAGTCTTAAAACTGAACATTCCTTCTAAGAATTGAGTTTCATGACAAAATCAATTAAATCTTTACTATTCATTACTTTACCTCCTTCTAAATACCTGCATAAATAATAATTGCCTCATAGTGTGGTGCTTTTTCAGCTTCTTTCTGCATTGTTTTTTCATATTCTGCATCAGTTAAATTTGCATATCTAACATCAGCAGCAAAATAATCACATAAATCTTCTACATAATCATCTTTTGAAGTATATATAGTATCATTTATATCACTTTCATAAATAATACCTTTTTCAACTCTTTTGAATTTCATAAAAGTATAAGAATAGTCATCACATACATCTTCACTATCGCAAAAGAATACTACTGGTAAATCAGGATATTTTTGCACTAATTTTAATAGTTCCTTATTCTTTTCTTCGTTTATTAATTTATTCAATATTATCACTTCCTTGTTCTATTTCTTTCATTTTAACCTCTCTTTACTTTCCTTACTAATCGTTATCCGCTATTTCTAAATAGTCTAGTAAGCTAACATAACAATCTTTACATAATGTACATAATTTTTTATTTTCACAACCTTTGTATGTATAAATTGCTATTCTGTTTTCTTTGAATGTTACATTTCCACACTTACAACAAACTTGTGCATTTCTTTGTGATACATTATTTAAAAATCTCATTAAATCTTTATCACTCATTTTTCTTATTTCATTTAATTTCATAATTATTTTCCTTTCTCAATAAACCTAATTATTTCCTTAAGTTTTGCAATAATCGTATCTTTTTTAATATCAGAAGTTAGGACTATGTCAACTAACTTACTATGTATTGAGTCTATTTTTAGTTCATAGTCCTTATTTTCAAACATTAATATTTTTACATCTTGATTGTAAGTATCTTGTAAGCGCTTTATTTCATTTGTTAAATCAGAATATTGTTTATTTGATAGTATTTTCATTTTTCCTCCTGAAACTTCAGGTTAAATTTAGGCTTTTTAACTTTTTTATTGCATATATCAAGTACAGTTTGATAACTCACCCCTAATTCTTTAGCTGCATATCTAGCACTTCTAAATGAGTGATTAAATCCTGCACTATCTATAAAAATAATTTTTCTACATTTTTTTGTTAAATAACCAGTTAATTTTCCTTGAACTTCTTTTGTTGTAATAAATAAGTTTGAAACTCTGAGGTCATCTATTTTATTATTTTTACTAATAACTAATTCATTTTTGTTCAAAGGTCTTATAAATGTTTCAGCTATTACTTTTCTTGCATTTAATCCTTTTCTTACACCATTTATCGTTACATTTACAATTAAAGAATAGTTGTCTTTTTTCCATTGATAATCTCGTACTGGATTAAATAATATTTTCTTTGTTTTATAAATTCTTCTAAACCTTCCGCAATTAGAACACTCATAACTTTTTCTATCATCTCGAGCAAATATTTTCCAAACTTCCCTATCTTCTTTTTTTTCATAATGTTTAGATACAGGTCCACTCTTGAAGATTCCAAAATCACTTCTCCATGAACTACTAGACATTATCAAATTCTCTTTTCATATAATTTCTAACCGTGTTGCTCATAGGTTTACTAATCTTTGTTTTATTCATATTAGGAGTCCTTCCTGGCCTAATTGTTTTAAGTATGAACCTTTTACTTAACTTTTCTTCTTGCTGTTTTATTTTTTCGTTAAGCTCTTTTATTGTATTTTTCAATTTATGATTTTCTTTTACAAATCCACCTTTTGAAGCGCTTTGTGTAACAAATTTATTTTTTAAAATTTCATTATCTTTTTTCAATTTTTCAATTTCAACACTCAAACTAGTGATTTGTTCAAGCTGTTTAGTACATCTTTTATTTAAAATACTTGTTACATTTTCTTTTTTCTCTTTATATTTTTCATATTCTTCTTGTAATTTATGTTTTTCTTCCAAAACCCCATAAAAATCTTTCTTATAAAAAATTTTCATAGCTTTAATTCCTTTCTATTATAAGAATGGTAAATCTTCATCACTTAAGGTTACTTCACTTCCCGTTGTATCATAATCACTTGTATAATTTTGTGGTACTTCAACTTCAACTGATGTATCATTTTTCTTTTCGTTACTTCCTGCGAAATAAACTTCTTCAACTATAAATTCAGTTACAAATCTTTTTTTACCATCGCTATCGTCATAATTTCTTGTTTGTGCTCTTGCTGTAATAGCCATCATATTACCTTTTTTAAAGTATTTTTCTATAAATTCTGCTCTCTTATCAAATGCTTGGCAATTAAGAAAATCAGCATCATAATTACCTTCTTTATTTTTAAAATTACGATTAATTGCTAATGTAAATGAAGTAATCTTTAAGCCACTGTGTGTACTTCTTAATTCTGGGTCTTTTGTTAGCCTTCCAAGTCCTATAAATTTATTCATATCTCTTTTTTAATTCCTTTCTTAACTTTTCATTTTCTTTTTTTAATTCAGTAATTTTTACTCTCGTAAACGCTTCAATGTTCTTTATATTTTCATACGTAACTTTTAGGTTGTCATATGTAACCTTTAAATTCTCATACTTTTCTTTATAATCATTTTCTTCGCTTTTGATTTTTTTAAATACTGCAACTGTTTTGCCAGAGTATTCACATTTCTTCTTACCATAAATTACTACAAGTCCTAAATTTACTAGTTCGTTTAATCTAGGTGAAGCATTATTTCTATCGTCATTATTTGTATAGCCTTTTTCGTGCATTCTAATGGCTATTTCTTTTGCAGTAAGCATTTCATCGCCTAATACTTCTAAAACTTGTGATTGTCTTTGTTTCGTGTCTATTTGATTGTAAGAATCAACTTTAGTTTCTAAACAAGTTGGTTCAAACATATATGTTCTAATTTCCATAACATTCCTCCAGGTTCTTTAAATTAGTTAATTCATCTGGTGTAAGTGTTTCAATATCTAATGCTTGAGCCTCCTGAACGATACTATCAAGTAATAAAGCCATTTCTTTCGAATCATAAACTGAGCTTCCATAATAAGCGATTAGATTGGTGAATCCTTCGAATTTTGATTTTGATAAGGATTCACACATCCATCCAATTCCTTTTTTAGTCCAAGCATTTATAAATGTACTTACTGCTGTGTTTCTAATAGGAATAATCTCATATTTGCCCATTTCTTTTATATTTTTTCTATAAACTTCTTCTTTTGTGATATGTAGTTTATCAGCTATCTTTTTACAAAGAACCCAACAGTATCCATTTGCATCTAATGTTCTCTTTTCTTTATGTTCCTTAATTTCATATTCTTTGTTTGGATCAAGTTGCCATAAATATTGTGAGATTTCTTTAGGACTACCTATCATTAGTCTTCATCATCCTTGATGTAATCTAAAATGCTGTTTAATTTTTTTATAATTTCATATTGAACTAATGATAAACGACACTTTTGACCATTTATAACTGCATAATTAATTAAATTGCCATTTACTGTTTTTTCTTGTTTTATTTCTATTTGTTCAAATTCATTTTCTACTTGTTTTTTCTCAGTATCTGATTCACACAAATGTTTAAATATTGAATTAAATTCTTCTTTGATAATAATGATACAATCTTCTAATGAACTAGTTCTTTCTTCAATATTAACTTTTCTTATAAAGTCTTCGCATTCTATAAGTTCATAATTTTTTATTGCATAATATTTTTCATCAGCATATCCTAGGCTCGGTATGGTATTGTCACAATTTATATAGGTCTTACTTTTATATACTCCAAAAGTATTAAAACAAGTTGGTTTTTCTCCACTTCGCCATCTAAAACTATATTTTTCTAGTAATCTCATTAACTTATCATATTCTTTTTGAGTATTGCAATGTACTGCTATATTTTCATTTTTTAATCTTTCCAGCATTTTATTCATTGTTCTCTTGCTCCTTATTTTGTTCTAAATATTTTTTATAAAATTCAAATATTCTTTCTTTTATATATGAAGTATCTTTAATACCAACATTAACGAAATTATTAAACAACTCTTTATAATAATAATCTTCTTCAAAATTATTTCCATCATATGTCAAATTTCTAATGTCATATTTATTTTCATCATATAACCAATTTAATAAATATTTTTCCATTGTTTCATATCTATTTTTCAATTTGAATATTTCATTTTTGCAATCTTCAAAAACATCTTCTAATTCTTTTTCTTTTAAAATTAATTC